CGCACCGGCGAGCGTCCGATAGGCGCCTCGGTACCGCTCAGCCGTGGCCGAGCCCGTCAGCGCATCGACAAAGGCGCAGCCGAGCATGAAGCAATCGGCCGATCCATAGGCATAGGGTTTCGCAAGCTCACGCGTAAGCGTGGCTTCGACGATGCGGAAGCGGTTCATGGAATGTCTCCGAGGTGCGGGATGAACTGCACAGGCCAGACCCGGTTGGTTCCCCAAGCGTTCCCCCGTCGTTCTATACTCTATGATTTAGACTAGGTTCAAATTCATGGAAGGATTCGGGTTTTGAATTCTGTAGGTGGCGCTTCTATGAAAAGGAGATAACGCGCCAAGCGCATTCAGCGCCATGGCAAGGAACTCTGGATCGCGTGCACGCGCGGCGCAGCTATCAATTATCCATTGGCAGGCCTATGGCCGCGCTCTCCACGGTCTCCGCGAATCGATCACTCTCCTAGCAAAGGACAACGAAATGGTCTGCGAATACTTCCATTCCCTAAAGGCGTTGAAGCTGCCAGCCTCGCAACGGCAGGACGACACCAGTCCCTCAACACCAGTGGCTTGCCAAGTGGGCAAGCCTGACACGAAGGGGATCCGAGGCGAAGAAGCTCAGGCTCAAGACGGAGGCGTTGTACGAAAGACGCGGTCAGCTATGAAGCGCGTCTCCATCAGATCCGTAGCGATCTCCTGTTTTCTGTTCGCTGCCCCATCATTCGCCGCCGCAGACAAGGCTCTGTTTTCCTCCGACGATGGCAACGTCGTCGTTTTCGGCGATATCGGCCTCGCCAACATTAAGGCGCAGGAATTTGTCTATGTCGGCGACCACAAGATCAGCCAGCTGAACTGGGAGAGTAAAGGAGTCACTCTTTTCACGGTTGGTGTCGACGGACAGATCGACAATGACTGGAGCTTGAAGGGCAGCGTCAAGGTCGGCACTGGCGGCAATGGTCACCTGGTTGACTACGACTGGATGATCCTCGAGCGCGAAGACTGGAGCCACCGCTCAATCCATCCCCTTACCGAACTCGATCACTATGTCACCGCAGCGATCGAGTTGAACCGGATCGCCTACGGCAACGAGACCAGCAGTATCGCGGTCGGCGCCGGTATGCGCTATACCGACGTCCAATGGACCGCGTATGGCGGGTCCGGCATCTATACGGAGAAAACGTTCCGCGATAAACGTTGGGAATTGCCAGACTGGGAAAGAGGCGTCAGCTACCGGCAAAAGATTCCGGTGGGCTTCCTCAGCCTGAGCGGCGAACACGTCCTCGGCGATCTTACCATCAGCGGTGGCCTTCAGAGTGGCTTGAGCTTTGGCATCAAGAGCATTGACGATCATTGGCGACGCAACCTGCGTATTTCGGATGACATGTCTCCGGCACCGACAATCGGCGCCAATGTCGCCGTCAGCTATGCGCTGACGCCAGGTGCTTCGCTTTATCTGTCCGGTTCGTTCGAGCGGGTGTTTCACAGCCGCGGGGACACGGAACGTCACAACTTCGCGACAGGCGAAATTGCATTCCGCAAGGATTCTGCCGGGGCCACGTTCCAGGCAATGTCAGTCTCCTTCGGGCTAAGGGGCACGTTTTGACGTGCCCGCGTTGCCGCTATCTTTATCAGAAGACCATCGCCGCGCTCTTGCCAGTCTGACAATCCCGGACATAACAGCTCTGGAAAATACGGTCGGGCCGATCGAAACCGTTCGTTTGGCGTAATCGTGGCGGACACTATGCTGGTGTGCATAGTGTCCGCCACGCTTAAGTGGACACTGATCTCGGAGAAGCGCGCCGAAGCGCAATCGACCTCTCCGGCCTGCGGAGGCAGCTTATCTAGATCGAGATCAGCGCGAGACCTGGCCCCATTCCTCGGGGATGGTCGCATTCGTCGCCACGTGCTCGAGACCTGTGTCGGCAGGATCATTGTCGAATTTTTGCTCTTCGCTCGAGCGCTTGACACCGGTCGAGCCCCGCGCCGACCGTCCCGGCGGTTGCAGATCGATCATCATCGTCAGCGTCCGCTCAGAGCCGGAAACCGCGCCCTCGTTGTAGCGCACCTGGTCGATCTCGTAGATGGTCGAGACCAGCACCCCGACGACGTTGCTCGTGCCCGGCTCGCCTGCCAGCGAGGTGATGATGACAGGCGCGTTCTGGTAATTGAACTCCTCGATTCTCGCGACCGCATCCTCGGGATCGGTCACCGGAATATTGGAAAAGACGATGGTCCGCGTGGTGACGGCCACGCCGACGGCGCTGACCAGGTCACCGGGTTGGAGATACCGGTTCGGCAGATAGAGCAAGCCATTATAGGTGAACTTGCGGCCGCCGCGGTGATAGCCGACGGTCTTGCCGGGCAGGTCGAAGCGGATCAGGTCGAGCAGCGCGAATTCGCCGCTCTCGATCAGATCCTCGACCTCTGGGGAAAGCACGCTCATGACAAAAACAGCTCCGTTGCGGTAAACTGGACGTTATAATTCGGCCAGGCCTTGGGCATGCTGAAGCTCCCCGCATCCATCTCCATGATGCAGGAAGGCTTCTCGAAATGGACGGTGCACGGCAGGGTGAACACCTGCAGGTCCAGTCCGAAGCGGATCTTCAGCGTCACGGCGCCAGCCGCGCTCGCAGTCGCGGCCAGAGTGATCCGATGCAGCGATCGCACGAAAGCCGATTTCCGAACCTCGACATAATCCCCGGGACCGAGCTTGAAGCCGGCTGGCAGGCCCGAGACGACGATGGTGTTGAGATCCGTGATCGACTGCAGCACGGCGTCGCCATTGAATGCCCCGCCGCCCGCCTTCACTCCGGAAAGCGGGGTGCTGCCCTGATAGGCAATCGGCCGAGGCCGGTGTGGATCGTAGCCGGCGATTACACCGCCGTCGTTCGCATCCATGTTAAAGGCGTCGAACAGCGCCGCCTCGGCCGTGGTCAGCTTCGAGGCCGAATAGGAGGCGATCCAGTAAGGCGTGCCGGAATAGGCCGTCTCGGTCCGCCGGCCTTCCATGCGGTTCGTGTCGCGGATGCGCACCGGGTCGAACGCGACCTGGCCGTAGACCACGCTCGGGAGCGAAATGAGAAACGCCATCAGAAATCTTCCCCGCCATTCTGGCGATAGTTTGCCCGCGCCTCCTCGTTGCTGCGGACAATGCGCACTGTCTGGTCGCCGGTCTTCTCGAGGATACTGGCCAACAAATCCTCGCTCAGTACGATCTCGATGACGGTACGGCCGCCGCCTCCCTCGCCCTCTGCCGACGCGCCGGACAGCTTGCTCGGCGCGATGATCCGGCCGTGGCTCGTCGGAGCGAAGAACTCGTCCTCATATTCGTTCACCCGGTAGATGCGCCCGGGAGAAACATCGCCACCGCCAGCGCGCGCACCGCCGTAGCCGAGAAAGCCGCCGAGCGTGGTGGTCGGCACGAAGTTGGAGCCAAGACCGCTACCGCCGCCGAAGATCTCGCTGAAGAGTGAACCGAAAAGCCCCTTCCCGTTCGTCTGGACATTGATGATCTCGGACAGCAGCGCCGCGAGAGCTTCCTTCGCGTCGAAGCTGCCGTCGACGATGCGCATCAGCTGATCGTCGAGGACCTGTCCCATTCGCTCGGCCGCTTCCTCGCTGCGCTCATACTGTTCGGCCAGAGCTTCCTCGGCCGCGAGTTGGCGGTATTTTTCGTCAATGAGCGCCGAGATCTGCTGACCTTCCTTTGAGGTCGCCTCAACACCAGCCTCGCGCAGCGCAATGGTGCGCTCACGCTCGATATCGGTGAGGCCTATGATCGCCAGCTCCTCGCGCAACGACGTGATCACGTCGTCGATCGCCTTCTTTTCCTTTTCGGCTTCAGAGATTTTCTTGGACCGGCCGCCGCCTTTTTCTTCCGTAGGGATCGGCGACCACTCCCGCGCGGCCGACCGGTTCATTGGCTTAAGCCGGTCGTTCAGGATGCCTGCGATTTTGGCGTCCTCTTCTCGGAGTCTGCGGCTCTCTTCCTCAAGCGCCGCTATTTGACCGGTATAGCCCGCAAGGTTCGCGTTCTTGCTGTCTTCGAACCCATTTCTCTTTGCCACGTCGGAGAGCTTCTCAGCTTCTTCGCGCTGTTGAGCCTTTTTTGTGAGAATTTCAGTTTCGAGCTCGAGCTGCCGCCGGCCAATTTCAACCTGGCGATTGCCCAACGTGCTGTTCATCTGGTTCTGGAAGTCCCGGAAGCCGTCAATGAACTCTGCAAGGCTGTCCGCCGCCGAGACAATGGCGGACTTCAGCTTCGTCCCGAAGGTGGTCGCGAGCATGTTAAACTTGCGATCGACTTCCGCCGCCTTCTGGATCATCTGCTCGTCGAGAACGATGCCAAGGTCGTTCGCTGCCCTAATGGTGTCGCGGATGCCCGCTTCGCCGGCCTCGATAAGCTGCACGAACTGTTCGCCGCCCGCGCCGCCGAAGATCTCGTCCATGATGCGAATCTGAGCAGCCTTGTCGAGCTCGCCTAAACGGCCGATGATCTCGGTAAAAAGCTCGGCCGGGTCCTCAAGTTTTTGCTTCAAATCTTCGGCGGAATAGCCAAGGCGCTGGAAGGCCTCGGCCGCCGAACCGCCGCCAGTGACGATGAATTCGTCGGCGCGTAGGTTCAGCTCCTTAATCCCGTCGGTAAGGGCGTCGATGCCGACCCGGTTCTGCTCGGCGACGAACTTCAGCTCCTGGAAGCTCTTGACGTCGAGGCCGGCACGGCGCGCTTCGTCTCCGATCGAGGCGATCGCACCCGCTGCGTCGCGCAATGCGGTGACGCTGGCGGCGGAGACAAGCCCGGTCACGAGACCGGCGCCCCCCGCTACGAGGTTCTTGATCCTGCCGAAAGACGCGACGACGTCGGTTGCTGTCGACTTCGAGAGCGCCCGCACCCGCGCAAGAGCGGACTCGAAGCCTTTCGGGTCGCCGGAAATAGTGACAGGAATGTCGGGACGGCTCATCGGTGCCTCGTTGCGGAAAATAGAAAAAGAGCTACGCTCCGCCGCGAAAGGGAGGAGCGCATGCTCAGGTTTTTGTTAGCGATTATGCTTGGCTCGGTTGCCGGAGAGGCTTCGGCTGGGTGCAATAAAGAACTGCTGAATGTGGAAAACTGGTCGGCCAAATCAGTGGCCGAGTTCAGAGTCCAAGTCAGCATGGACCTTAGGTCCACAGCTCCGAAACCCATTCGGATTATCGAGGGGCTCGTTTATTTCCGCGACGCGCTAGACGGAGATATTGGCTCACTGCCTGTCGAGCGTGACGCTCACATCCCAGTAGGCGGAAGCTACACCCGAGTGATGAAGTCGGCCCCCGCGCATTTCGACCGGCTCCTCAAGCTGAGAAAACAGGATGTCCAAACGCACGTCTGCGTTTTCGCTGTCCTCTATGAGGACGGAACGAAGGAGATCTTTTAACCCCCTTCGCATGTCTCAGGCAGAAAAGCCGGTCTGAGCAAGAACACGCAAAGCCCGTTCCGAAGCCGGTGACGGACAAGCCTCTTCGTATCGGGCACGCCCGCCGCGATTGTGCAATGTCACGTGATCGAACACCTCAATGCCGAGCTCCTCGGCTACTCGGCGGTGTTCGCTCCACAGAAAGAGGAAATAGTCTTCCAGATCTTCTCGCGTCGGGAGCGGTTCAGAGTGCGAGGGCGCCGGCAAGGAGGCTCCAGCAACGCCCAATGAAATACCCAGAAGCGCGGCTCGACGCGTAAGCAGATTTTCAGAGCCGTTGCGTTTTGCAACAGGCTCATCTAGATTCTCAATCATATCAATGAACTCTTGTTGATATCGGAAAAAAGGCGACGCAGGTTTCTCAGGCCGTTGCGTCGCCTTTTTCCAATTCTTGGTCGCGCTTCATGCGCTCGCGGACGGCACGCACCACCTCCGCATTTCTCGATGTCAGGTTCTCTCTCGCCTTCTCGTCCAGGTACGCAGCAGCGTCAGCTGGTAGGCGGAGCGTCATTCTTAACTCTTCCATAACGCCTCCTATGCCACACCGTGTGGCATACGATGTGTGGCATATGTGTGGCATATCGGTCAAGCCGTACTTGTGTCATTGGTGTGTCATGGCTAGGGAAGACCTTCATTTTCGACTTCGCATCCCGGAAGACCTGAAAAACAAAATTCAGGTCGAGGCCGAACGCAATCATCGCTCCATGACTGCGGAGATCGTCGATCGGCTTTCGGACAGCTTTACCAGACGTCTGAGCAAGAACGCCGCGGCTAGTTTGGTGGACGAAATCCGGAACGTCGTGCTCGGCAGCCACATACATGAGCTGCTCAATGATGAAGTCGGTCAAGCCTTGATGGACTACACCGTGAAGAACGGGTTGAGCGACCGAGGCGCCCTCTCGAAGCTCCTGGAGCAGGCATTGAAAGCCAACGGATATCTGAAGGACAGCGAAGCTCCCTAGGCTCCGCCGCCTACGACCTTCGCATTCGGATTAGCCTTCAGCGATGGGCGAACGCCATGCTCTGCGGCAATGCGCCGGACCTCCTCACGCGAAATGAACGGTCTGCCACGGACATTCCCGGAAAGCCCCTCCACGGTCATCTCGAATTCCGCCGCCGTCGCCTTCCAGAACATTTCCGGCGACCAGCCGAGCATCTTCGGGTTCGTGGCGATACGGTAGAGCGACCTGAGATGATCCTTGATCAGGAGGGGCTTACGGGCTTTCCCAGGACGGCGTCTCCGGCAATCTGCGATGCGATCCGCTCGTCCCGCCGCACTGTCCCGGCAGCAATGTGTGCCGACAGCGCCTTTTCGACAGCCTCGCGCCAGGCGAGCTGGTCGGCGGCCGAGATATTGCCGTCGTCGAGGATCCTCGCCGAAAGCGCCGATATCTGATCCTCGTCATCCGCGACAATCAGGCAGCGGACGGCGCAGGCGACCGCCTTCGGTTCGAAACCGAGAAGGCGGCCGTAGAGCTCGTCGAGCGTGCGGGCGCCGATCGCATCGGAAAGGCGCGCGAGCCCGGAGAAGGTGACGGCGATGCGGAAGTCGATCGAACCGATGCGAACCTCCGCCTCACCGCGCAATGGGTTGGCAGGCAACATGATATTCCCCAATCAGACAGCCGGCACGAAGGTGAGAGCGCCGGTCATGGCGCAACGGATGTCCGCCTGCAGCTCGTTGGTCTTGTCGCCGGAGAAGGTCATCGAGACGAGCATGTCGCCTTCGAAGGTTCCGACGCCTGGCACCGTGACCTGATACTCGGAGATGACCTGGTTGACGGCATCGGCGGTGACCGCCTTCATCGTGACGGTATCGACGAAGGCGCCCTGCCCGCTGAAACGGATGGACTGGATGCCGTACATCAGCGCCAGCGTGAGCTTGCTGCCGGGATCGGTGCAGCTCGGCTTGGTGATGTCGATTTCCTCGTTGTTGATCTCGAGGGATCGCTGTTCGGTGATGCAGGCCAGGGTGAAGGCGCCTGCACCGGTCGAGCGGGCAAGCGTAAGCTGACGGCCGAGAGCCATGGCAAAGTCCTCTTTGTGCTGGTGGGAGTGGTTGCGCTACTGCATGCCGCCCAAAAGCGTGCAGCGGTTTTGGGATAACGGCATGCAGAGCGTTTAGAGCGCAGCCTGTTCCGGATTGGCGGCGAGCGTCTTGTAGGCGATCTGATAATTGAGCGAACCGGCAAGAAGCGAGGTGCCGGTCTGCGGGTTGACGAAGTACTGTTCTGTCTGGAGCAGTGCTTCGACGGCAAGTCCGCCGAAGGTGATGTCCGACGCCATCGCTGCCTCGATCAGCACGCAAAGCCGGTCGAATTCCTCTTCCGGCTCGTCGTCCCGCAGATGCACGACGATCGAGAGCGGCAGGGATCGATCGTAACCGTCTTCTCCGGCTGGCCCCGACGAGGGCCGGAGCATCAAGATCTCCGATCTATCGGCCCAGGTGACTGTGAGGGCCGGCAGCTTTTCCTGCGGGATCGCGCCCTTGCGGCCACGCTTCACCTTGTCAGCACCGGAGAACTCCGGAATGGCCGAGAGGCGCGCGATGACGGCCGCGAAGATCTGGCTGCGGAGATGCGCCATGTCAGGCGACCGAGCGGCCGAGGTCGCGCAGCGCCTGGTTTACGACAGCTGCGGAATAACCCGCCTCGAGAATCTGTGCGCACGCCTTGCCGCTATCAAGCTGGCGACCGATGTCGGAGCGGATCGCCGAGCGGAGCCGCGACGGCAGTTGCGGCCATGGCCGCTGCGTCATGGCGCCGGCGGTCTGGCGCGCGGCCTTCTTCTTGGCGCCCTCTTCCTTCGAGAACAGCGCCTGGCAGAGGTCCTCCATCGGATCGACCGCGACGGCCGGAGCGTGCTCCTGTTCCTGTGTCTTCATGGTCAGATGTCTCCGGCAAGCGAGATGCGGAGCATGGCCCGCGCATCATCGTCGATGTTGATGACCTGGTAGGTGACGCCGCCGATCGCGACGCTGTCACGCT